AACCCAAGGGTATGGGGGGAAGTAGTGAGGCCAGCCCTATCAGACAGAGAGGGTGCGGCTGTATTTCTAGGCACCCCGGCAGGACATAATCATTTTTATGATTTATTAGAAACTGCCAAGTCAGAGTCCGAAGCTGGGTCTGACCAGTGGTATTGGAAGATCGTAAGAGCGTCTGAAAGCGGTCTTGTGAAAGATGAAGAGCTACAAGCCGCACAATCACAGATGACCCCGGAACAGTATGAGCAAGAATATGAGTGTTCCTTTACAGCGGCAATCATAGGGGCTTATTATGGAAAGTTGTTATCTGATGCTGATGATGACGGAAGGATTACTAGGGTTCCTTATGACCCNGCTTATCCTGTGCATACCGCATGGGATTTGGGTATAAACGACTCAACAGCAATTTGGTTTGCACAGATATTTAGGAGTGGAGCAGTAAATGTCATTGACTACTATGAAAGCAGCGGTGTTGGGTTGGATCACTACGCTGAAGTCCTACGTCAAAAGGATTATCATTGGGGGGACCACCTCGCCCCGCACGACATCGAAGTCAGGGAAATCGGGTCGGGCAAAAGCCGCCTTGAAACGGCGTTCAGCCTCGGCATCAGGTTCAAAGTCATCCCGAAAATGAAGGTGGCTGATGGCATCAATGCTGCTAGAGTATTATTGCCTAAGTGCCACTTTGACCGTGATAAATGCGCTGAAGGCGTTGAGATGCTAAAACAATACAGGCAGGAGTGGGATGAACGGAGAAAAATGTTTAGAGATCATCCGAGGCATGACTTCACATCTCACGCTGCGGATGCGTTTAGGTATTTGGCTGTTGGGATGGAGAATAGACAAGCTGCTGTTCGTCCACCGCAGAAAGTTGCAGTCAATGAATATAATCCGTTTAGCATTTAATTATGGCAAGCCAAGACATAGAAGACATAATATATTTAATAAAAACAAGCGATTATCATAATTGGTGGGGTAAAGAATACTTTATTAACTATATAAAAATACCGTTTAGTTTAAGACAGTATGCTGTCATAAGAAAAGACAACAGGCCGATATGTTTTGCAACATGGGGTTTTCCAAGCGCAAATCATATAAAAGAATATTTATTAGACTATAAGTTTCCAGTAGAGGGGTTCAGCGCAAACGGAGAAGATGTCTGGATTATTGATTTTATATCTGTTGGTGGCATGCGTAACACAGCAATAGGTTTTAGAAAGCTAAAAAGTATGTTATCAAAAGAAGGTTATAGTCAGGCGTTTTGGTTTCGCACTGAGACATCAAAGCTTGGGTTTCACGATTGGAGTTAGTCATGGGTAGTGTTGGCAGAAGCGTTAGAAAAGCTTTTAGAAAAGCTACAAAGTTTATAGATAAAAAAGTTGTTGAGCCTTTTATTGAAAAGCCAATTAAAAAAATTGGCAAGGAAACTTTTGATACCGTTATGGGTACTACGGACGAAGAACGTAGGTTTATTTTGTACGGAGAAACGCCAGAGGTTCCAGAGGTGACGCCAGAAGTTACGCCAGAAGTTGTCCCTGATGATGACACCCTACTTGAAAGAGGCAGAAGGCGAACAAGGTCTACAAAGAGGTCAGGTGGGGCTGGGACTCTTATGGAAGGCTACGGAGTTGCATTTGCCAAACCAAATCCTAAAGCACCGACAGGGAGTGGATAATGGGNTTTCTAAAACCAAAAGTATATATGCCGCCAGCACCACCACCACCGCCGCCGCCAGCAAGGGCGAATGAGGAAGACACAGAGAGGGCAATGGCTTTGGCTGAAGAAGGCGTCAAAAAAACGCGAAGGAAAAGAGGTGCTGGCTCTACGATAGTTGCTGGCGCACTTGGCGATGATCAAGGGCAGAGTCCATCTGGCGGTAGACCAACTTTATTGGGGTAAGCTATGCACATGAACAGCATCAAAGAATTGGTGGCACGGTACGATCACCTCAAGACTCAGCGGGACAACTGGAACAGTCACTATCAAGAGTTGGCTGATTATATGCTGCCAAGAAAGGCAGACGTTGTTAAGAGCCGATCAAAAGGCGATAAACGCATGGAGTTGATCTTTGATGGTACAGCACTGCAAGCGGTAGATCTTCTGTCATCAAGTCTTCATGGCCTTCTTACAAGCGGTGCGGCACCTTGGTTTCATCTTGACATGAAAGATGAGGGAATAGGTCGTGACGATGAGGTTCGTGAGTGGCTGCAAGACACAAGCCAGAGAATGTTAAAAGGCTTTGACCAATCAAACTTTGGCACTGAAGTCCATGAAATGTATGTAGACCTTGTTGTTTTTGGCACAGGATGCATGTTTGTGGAGATGGAAGGCGGTGCGTTGCGGTTTAGCACCCGGCACATCTCAGAGTTTTACATACAGGAAAATCAGTTTGGTTTGGTTGATACAGTTTTTCGTTCATACAAATCACCTGTACGTCAAGTGGTGCAACGGTTTGGTATAGAGAATGTAACAGACTACATCCTTAAAAAGAACCAAGACAAGCCTGATGAAGAAGTAGAAATATTGCACGTTGTCATCCCAAGAGAGGACAGGGACAAAACAAAAGTAGATAATAAAAACATGCCGTTTGCATCTATTTACATAGATATGCAATCGAAAGCCATGCTTTCTGAAAGTGGTTTCCAAGAGTTCCCGTACATTGTTCCACGATATTTGAAGGCAACTGGTGAAACAATGGGGCGTTCCCCCGCAATGGTTGCGTTGCCTGATGTCAAGATGCTTAACTTGATGTCTAAAACAATCATTCAAGCTGCACAGAAACAAATAGACCCTCCTCTACTTGTTCCTGATGACGGATTTCTTCTCCCTATCCGTACCCAGCCGGGGGGATTGAACTTTTTTAGAAGCGGCAGCAGGGACACAATCACACCACTTAACACAGGCGCAAACATTCCTATTGGCTTGAACATGGAAGAACAGCGTAGAAGCGCGATTAGATCAGCGTTTTTTGTTGACCAGCTACTTACAGGCGGTGGCCCAAACATGACCGCAACTGAGATAATTCAAAGGCGAGAAGAACAGCTAAGGGTCATCGGGCCAGCCCTTGACAGATTAAAGAATGAAATGTTGCGTCCATTGATTGACCGTGTGTTTGCCTTGATGGTTCGCGCTGAAATGGTGCAAGATCCACCAGAAATACTGCAAGGGCGTGATGTAGATATTGAATACATTTCACCACTTGCTCGCGCACAAAAGTCAAGCAGTCTGAACAGCACTATGAAGGCACTCGAAATACTAATGCCGCTTGCTCAAATGCTTCCTGTCGGAGATCACATAGACCCAGACGGATTAGTTAGGCACGTTACTGAATCTCTTGGCGTTCCTAAAACAACTCTAAGATCTACCGCTGAAATACAGCAAGCAAGACAAGCAAGGGCTGAAGCAGAGCAACAGCAAGCAGAGGCTATGCAGGAATCTCAAGAGGTGCAGGATATAGCACAGTTAGCCCAAGCTAGTAGAATGGTAAGCAAGTGAACAAAGAAATAGAAAAAACAAAAGATCTATATAGGCAGACATTTAATACAGACAGTGGGAGTAAAATATTAGCTGATCTGGAAGCTAGGTGTAATTATAAGACACTTAGCTATGTTGCTGGCGATGCCAATGCAACAGCTTTTGAAGAGGGCAAGAGAGCCGTTATTCTTCACATTTACAACATGCTAAGAGAGGAGATGTAATGTCATTAGAAAACGCCGAACAGGTAGCCCAGCCAGAGGCAACCCCTGCACCAGCGATTGAAACGCCAGCAGAGGTAGCGTCAGGCGGGTCTGGTAACGAGTTTTTGAACATGATACCAGAAGACTTGCGAGAGCATCCAAGTCTTTCACCTATTAAAGATGTGGGAAATTTAGCTAGATCTTACGTCAACAGTCAAAAACTAATTGGTGCAGATAAGTTGCCATTGCCAGCAAATCCAACAGACGAGGATCTGGATAGGATTGCTGATAGGCTGGGGAGGCCAGAGGCAGCATCAGGATATGAGATAGCTGTTGATGGGAACATCATTACAGAACAAGACGCTAACGATTTTGCAGAGATGGCTCATGCGGAAAGACTAACGCCAAAACAGGTTAGTGGCATATTGGATTACTACAAAAACCGTGTGGAAGGCACTGTTCAAGCTGACTCAGACAAAAGACACCAATCTCAAATAGATGCTGATAATCAGCTTAGAGCCGAGTGGGGNTCTAATTATGATAAAAATGTTGAGTTAGCAACAAGCCTTGCAGATGAACTGTCCGATACTCAAGCAATCACAAGGATTGTTCTTGAAGATGGAACAAACTTGGGTGATCACCCTGAGTTTATTAAGGCATTTGCAAAATTCGCTGAGTTCAAGCAATCTGTAACCAGTGAAGATACTGTTGCAGAAAAGTCACAGGTCAATCACATGACAAAGCAAACAGCGCAAGCTGAGATAGACTCTATCATGCGTGGGCCTGATTACACGAACCGCAAAGACCCTGTGGCGCGTGATCGTGCTGTTCAAAGAGTCCAAGAGCTTATGAGCATTGTACATGGTTGACGGTTTGACAACAAAAGAGATTAGGTTGGAATGTTTGCGACTAGCTGTTGAAAATGGTACAAGTCGTGATATGATACAACCTCATCTACTCGCAGATGTTTACTACGAGTGGGTGATGCAGGGTAGCGAGGAAACTTGTCCTGCTGACAATCGGAAAGACGAAGGCCGCAAGAAGGCCAAAAATTCTAGGAGTGTCCGCGCTGTCGGGTAGCAGTCTGCAATCAAATGTCATCAGGTAAAAGGAGACAGAGATGTCTATTGAAGTAACCACGGCATTTGTCCAGCAATATTCTGCAAACGTGCAGATGTTATCACAGCAGAAGGGTTCTCTTTTGCGTGATGCTGTGCGT